AAAAGTGTTGCATTTATTTTTTTAAAACAATGTAAACTTGACGAAGTTAGTCCGTTTGAATTACTTGACCAATTAAGAAGTTTAGAAGTAACTCAATTGGATAATGTACTAGGTGAAATTTTAAACATAAACAGAATAAATGTTTCAGCATTAGGTACTGCAAAACTTGATACAGGTGAAAACCCGGCTAAGAGGAATATCATTGCATAATGGCACGATTAGGAAACTTTGCCCGTGGTAGGTACGAACTCAAGAACCCAGAAAAATACATAGGAACTAAAACGCCAACTTATAGATCAAGTTGGGAATGGCACTTTATGAAGATGTGCGATGATCATCCTGCTATTGCAAAATGGGCAAGTGAAAGTATCAAGATTCCTTATAGAAATCCCTTAGACGGTAAGTATACTATATATGTTCCAGACTTCTTTATTGTATATGCAAACAGTAAAGGTAAAACTAAAGCAGAAGTGATTGAAATTAAACCAGAAAATCATACTGTAAAAGAAAGTGTTGGAAAGAGTGTTTACAACCAAGCACAATATATTAAAAATAAAGCAAAGTGGGAAGCGGCCGCAAAGTATTGTAAACAAAAAGGCATCCAATTTAGAGTAGTTACTGAAAAAGATTTATTCCACACTGGCAAAAGAAGATAAGTATTAATATGACAAAGAAATTAGAAGAATTGTTAGATCTACCAGAAGTTAAACAAACTATGGAGCAGGTTGAAGAACCAAAAGCCGTCGTTGAGGTCAAAAAAGAAACTGACAACCTTGAGCGGAGTATAGCAGAATTTGATAAAATATCTGCCGCTTTACCCATGGTAAAAGGACTTGGAGAATTAGCAGATAAAGAACTAGATGATCTAGCAGAGAAAGCCAAACAAAGTTATGAAGATCTAATGGATTTGGGCATGAACGTTGAGTCCCGTTATGCGGGTAGAGTTTTTGAAACAGCAAGTAATATGCTTAAAAATGCTATTGATGCTAAAAGTCAGAAACTTGATAAAAAACTTAAAATGGTTGAATTACAACTTAAAAAAGCAAGTATTGATCAAAAACAAGGTGATAATGCAGACACAGTTGATGCTGAGGGCTATGTAGTTATGGATCGCAACGCCATCTTAGATAAGATTTTAAACAATGATCAAGATAAATAAACGTAGTTAAAGGAGAATATGATGGCAGGCACATTTAAAAAACACCTAGCAGAAGCAACAAAGCAATACGACTTTGTTATTAAAATTGCAGGCGTTTTAGATGAAAATTTTGAAGATAGTTTAGAGGTAGCATTAAAGAAATTTGATGTTGCAAATTTAACTGCGGGTAAGAAAACACCAATACAAAGTGTTCCATTAGACTTCCCTGAATTAACTAATACAGAAGTTACAGTATACGAAACAACAGTAAACTATCCAACTACACAGCACGAACTTAGAGCGTATCTATCAAGCGTACTTAATATGCAAGATGATATGATCCGTGTACGTAAACCAGGCGAACCAACAGAAGAATATCAAGCAGAACGAGATGAAGATAAGCCGTATGAAGATAAACTTTTAGATGGTGAATATAAAGATGCACCTAAAGTGGATAAAGATGAATTAGTTGCAACTGAAAAAGGTAAAGAGACGTTTTTACAACAGTTAGCAAAAGAACAAAAAGAGCGTCACAAGGGAGCAGAATAATGGCATCACGTGAAATGATCGACGTACTAGACCGTTTAAGAGATCTAGATAAAGTTAATCCTAATGTACATTCAGACGCATTAGAAAATACAGAGAAATTAAATCCTCCAGTCGAAGAGGCGAAAAAGAAGATGGTAAAGGATCCTAAGACAGGTAAAATGGTTCCAAGTTATGCTATCGATGGTAAAGGCAAAGACGATCTTAAAAAAGAAAACGTTAAAGAATCAAGAACTGCTCCGCCAGCAGTAAAAAAATTAATGGCAGGCAAAACTTATACTTGCGAAGATTGTGGTTGTGAAATGCACAAGTGCGATAAAGATTGTGATTGCAAAAATGATTCACATGATGAATTAGGATCATATTGGAAAGACGAAAATGGTAATGGTATTCCAGATGTTGCAGAATCTGTTAATGAGTCAATTACTATTAGTGCTGACAGCGAATCAGACTTACCAATGATTGCACAGATTATGAAACTTGCAGGAATGAAAACTGTAACACCTGATATGATGCCAGATGCAGACAATGTTCCAATGATGAAATCAGACGATGACATTAACGCTAACAACGATGACGATTGTGGTTGCGAAGATGACGATAATGCAGTTGTTACAAAAACAGATACAGGCATAGATTTTGATTTAGATCAAGATGGTGAGCCAGACATGCGTTATAGCGAACAAGAACGTTTAGCACATTTAGCAGGTATTGAAAATGAAGACGAAGATACTGAAGAAGGTTTTGCTAACTCAATGGGTGACGAAAAAGAAGAACCTACATACAAAGGTTATGATCCGGAATATGCAAAAGATGCAGGTGCGGCAACAAGAAAAACTAAACAAGTACCAGCAAACAGTGGAGATAATCCTTTAGAGTCAATTGAAAATAATTTAAGATCTGCTTATGATACATTCAAAGAAGAACTTTGGAACAAACTATCAGATGGTAAAGAACATACAAGCGAAGGCAGAGGCAAAGTAATGGCCGGACGTGGACGTGGTAAAGATAAGTTAATGGCAGGTAGAGGACGTGGTAAATCAGAAGATGTTAAAACATCTGAAGGACGTGGTCGCGGCAAAGGTAAAAAGAAATAATTCAAAAATAATAATAGATTCAATAGGCTCTTCGGAGCCTATTTTTTTCAGTAAATATTCATATGACAGACTGGGCAGAATATTTCCAAAAAATTAAACCTGTATGTCCGTGGAGTTTAGCGGCATGGAAAAAGAACGAAATCAAAATAGTACAATGGTCAGGAGAATGGGAACACTTAGGTGATAACCAAGCCATTGTTTATACATTTAAAGATATTAATCGTAGACGACTAAAAAAACTTTGTAAAAAGTTAAATTTAAGTTACGAATACGAATGGTTATGGAGTGAACCTAAGTATGGAAAGTTTGGAAGTCCTATACCTATACTAATACAACAAGATAGACGTAAACTATTTGATTTACGTTATGATCAAGGTTACTACAACAATTTATAGAAAATACAATAAATATTTGTATGAAGACGGAGTACACCAACGCCTTCTACGAAGTTGTATGTGAGGCGAAAGAAACACACGGTTACGAACTTCCGGTTGAACTAGAGTCGTACGTTGTTTTTCTTTTGGCAAGCCACATTGAAAAGCCAGACTTTTTACCACAACAAACATTTGCTCAATCATATTTAAAATTACAACGCCCATATACACAAAATGCAAAGCAACTAGGTGATACATGCTTGTTTGTAACAGGCGTATTCCCTTCATATGGACACAATAAAGGTTTAGACATAACTTACTATAGTAACATAGGAAAAAGTAGTTATAGCATGGCTAGTGAATACTTAAACATTGATTTATTTGACAATTTAAGCACACATTTTGATTTGTTACGTACTGTAATAGACGCTAGTGTCAATAAACGTAAAACCACCTCAATTTTAAAGTAAATACTATTATGGCACAAAACGCAAAAAGCCTTGACGGTGTACTTGTCAAAAAAGCACACACAAGGACTAGATATACAGAAAAAGAAGTTCAAGAACTAAGAGCATGTGCAAACCCTGACACTGGTGCTAAATTCTTTATGGATAATTTCTTTTACATACAACATCCTACAAAAGGTAAGTTGTTGTTTGCACCTTTTGAGTTTCAAGAAAGACTTGTAGACTCGTATCACAGTTATAGATTTAACATCAACATGCTACCTCGACAAACAGGTAAGTCAACTACAGCGGCTGGTTACTTGTTATGGTATGCAATGTTTAATCCAGATGTAACTGTTCTTATTGCCGCTCACAAATATGCAGGTGCTCAAGAAATTATGCATCGTATTCGCTATGCTTACGAAGACTGTCCAGATCATATTAGATGCGGTGTAACTTCATACAACAAAGGGTCAATGGAATTTGATAACGGCTCGCGAATAGTTTCACAAACCACAACAGACAATACTGGACGTGGTATGTCCATATCATTATTATATTGTGATGAGTTTGCGTTTGTTAATCCTACTATTGCCAAAGAATTCTGGACTGCTATTTCTCCAACACTAGCAACAGGTGGTAAAGCAATTATTACTTCAACGCCTAACAGTGATGAAGATCAGTTTGCACTTATTTGGACAGAAGCAATGAAGCGTTTTGACGAACACGGTAATGATACTGAAGTTGGAATAAACGGCTTCTACGCTTTTTCTGCACATTGGAGTGAACATCCTGATAGAGATGACTCGTGGGCCGCAGAAGAAAAATCACGTATTGGTGAAGAACGTTTTAGACGTGAACACGAATGTGAATTCTTAATCTTTGATGAAACATTAATTAATAGTGTTAAACTTGCAGAACTTGAAGGTGGAGAACCTTTAAGGAAGTTTGGACAAACACGTTGGTATAAAGATATTAATCCTAACTTTACATATGTCGTAAGTTTAGATCCTAGTTTAGGTACAGGAGGTGACTATGCGGCAATACAAGTGTTTGAACTTCCGAGTTTTGAACAAGTAGCAGAATGGCAACATAATACTACACCAGTACAAGCACAAGTAAGAATACTTGCAGACATTAACAAAACTATTATGGAAGAAGGACAACGTCAAGGGCAAAAACTTCCACAAGTATATTACAGTGTAGAAAATAACTCTATAGGTGAAGCAGTATTAGTGTCAATTGCTGACTACGGCGAAGAAAACATATATGGAATGTTTTTAAGTGAGCCTGCACGTAAAGGGCATGTTCGTAAGTTTAGAAAAGGATTTAATACTACACATAAAACAAAGATATCAGCATGTGCTAAATTTAAGCAACTGCTTGAAAGCGGCCAACTTAAAATTAAATCTAAACCACTAATATCAGAACTAAAAGCATTTGTTGCACATGGCACTACATTTGGTGCTAAAACAGGCGAACATGACGATCTAGTAATGAGTACTATGCTTAATGTTCGTATGCAAAAGATACTTGCAGAATGGGATCCTGCTATATATGAGAAGATGCGTGATGCAGATTCTGAATCTAGCGTAATGCCCATGCCTGTGTTTATTTCATTCTAGTAGCATAAATAACAGTATGACAGGATTAGACAGTATAGCAAAACAGTTATTTGAAAAAATTCGTAGTCGTTTTCCAAAAATTGTAATGGGAGACGAAAATGGCGCACCTACATCAGATGAAGGCCAAGCACGATTTTATGACTTTGATTGGGTTGTAAATGGCGAGAACCAAGGCGCCGTTAGTATTAGCATTAGTGAAGCGGAATCATTAAAGGTCTATTATAGTCAAAACATGTTAGAAAACTTACCAGAGCCTATTGAAAACGAATGGTATAACTTTTTAAAAGAAATGCGTTTCTTTGCTAAAAAGCACATGATGGGTTTTGATACTAGAGATATAGCAAAGTCAAATTTAGACAAACGAGATTATCAATACTTGGCAAACAAACAAGTTCAGGAGTCAACAATGTACGGAACAACTAAATCTAGTTATGAGGAACTAGACAAAACAAAACTCATTATTAGACATAAAAAAGAAATTACACCAGAACAGTCAGGTGCTAGAACTAGACATATTAGTTCTTTGTTTATTGAAAATGAATCAGGAGAACGTTTTAAATATCCTTTTGCTCATCTAGCAGGTGCTAGAGCAATGGCTAGACATGTTGCTAACAGTGGCGTCCCTCATGACGACTTTGGCAAACATATTATTTCAACTTCTGAAAACATTGCTAAACTTACTGCATTTAAAAGATTCGTAGGTAAAAAAGATTTTATGAATACAACTTCAAATGATATTATTGAAGGAAGTAATTTAGAACTTGATAACTTAAGATCACATCTTAAAAAATTACAAGGTCAAGGTTACTACGTACAATCAAAAGAAAATTTTATTCCTGTTAAAAGTACAGGCGAAGAATTGGGAGAAGACATTATAAATGATCTTACCAATGCATTTACAATTCCGCAATTTAATGAAGAACTAAAAGATATGTTCCCGTTACTACACAGTATTCATCAAAAGCGTGTTGCTGAAACTACAGTTAGTTTAGATGATGTATTAGGTGAAAGTGATGATAGAATTATTTTCAAAGGCAAAGAAATTGACACTGATACTATCGAATACGATATGCAAGATTATAGTGATATGATTGCTCCCCTTGAGTATGCAAAATACACAGATGGCACAGAAGTTGATGATGCAGATTTAGGAGATTTAGATGAACTTCCTGCAATGATTGATTGGATTGCTCAAGACTACACGGATAGAATGGCCGACCAAGCAGACATGTATAGAGATATGGAGCGTGAGCGTTTTGAAACCTCTAATACTCCTGAAGACGAATTTGAAGAATGGGCAGACTCTGTAGTTGACGAAGCCTTAGACAAACAACGTATTGATATGTTAAATAAAATGATTGGCAAATCACTACCAGTAGGTCCTGATGCAACAAATGCAATAAACAGTCTCAAAGGTATTATTGAAGACGAAGGACTAATGAACGAACTAAAAAGTTTAGCAGAAAGCGACCCAGAGTCCTGTGCTAGACCCGCTATCTATCGTTATCTTAAACAAAACGATCCTGAAGCACTAGATGATCTAGACTTTGGTGATATGACTATGGAAGATGATGACGATACTACAGATGTAACTATTGATAAAGACGGTGCTATGAAATTAGCAGGCGACAACGAAGAGCCAAAAGATGAAAAAGCATCTACCGAAGATATCATTGAGTTTGTTCGCTCATTCTATGACACAGAAACTGGAGCGTTTCCAAAAGGTGAAACTGGCGTGGTTATTTCCGCTCGTAAACGTTTTGGTGATTCCGTAGGGGATCTAGTCGAAAAGTTTGTATCTAAACTTACAGGTAACGAGGTACAAGTGGAAGACGAACAAGATGTAGAAGAAGGTAGCATTAAGTATATGCACAGTCTTAAAGCCAAAGGACACAGCGACGAAGAAATAGCAAAGGAACTTGAAATGAGTCCTGAAGAAGTCCGTAAGGCTATGAGTAAGACAAACGAAGCCGAAGATGAACAAGACAATATGGGGTTTAGCGATAAAGAAATCAAAATGGCATTTGGCGTTTTAAATGATAAAAGATTTAAAGGCGGCAATTACACAGGTGCTGTTGAAGTAATTGAAAAAATTGCTAAAGGTTTATCCAAGCACCCTAGTGTAGAAAAAGCATTACAAAGAACAAACGAAAACACAGACTTAGAATACATCAAAGACAAATTGGCTAAATTAATTAGATAAATTCAGAATTATTAGTTGACTTTATAACAAAAGGTAACTATAATATAGATATGTTGTTAGAGAAACATATCGAAACGTTCGATAATCGAACAACAGGCACATAAAGGCAAAACATATAGGAGGCTTAAATTATGGCAACATTAGCAGAAATTCGTGCAAAATTACGCGAACAAGAGTCACGCACAAGTGGCAACAACAAACAAAGCGGCGGCGACAACGCAATTTACCCACATTGGAATATGGCAGAAGGTAGCGAAGCAGTACTTCGTTTTCTTCCTGACTCTGATCCTGAAGCAACTTTCTTTTGGAAAGAACGCTTAATGATCAAACTTCCTTTTGCAGGTATTAAAGGACAAACTGATTCACGTCCAGTGACAGTTAACGTTCCATGTATGGAAATGTATGGTGAAGCATGTCCAGTACTACAAGAAGTACGTGGCTGGTTCAAAGATCCTGCATTGGAGCAACAAGGTAGAAAATATTGGAAGAAACGTTCTTATATTTTCCAAGGCTTTGTAGCAGAAAATCCAATCAGTGAAGATACTACTCCAGAGAATCCAATTAGACGTTTTATTATTGGACCACAAATTTTCCAAATCATTAAGGGTGCATTAATGGATCCTGAGATGGAAGAACTACCTACAGATTATGTACGTGGTGTGGACTTTAGAGTTAAGAAAACATCTAAAGGTGGATATGCTGATTATTCAACTTCAACTTGGTCACGTAGAGAACGTGCAGTAACTGAAGAAGAAAAAACAGCAATTGATACACATGGATTGCATAACTTAAATGACTTTTTACCTAAAAAGCCAACAGACGTTGAAGTTAAAGTTATCCAAGAAATGTTTGAAGCATCTGTTGATGGTGAAGCATATGATCCAGATCGTTTTGGGCAGTACTTTCGTGCTCCAGGCATGAGTGCTCCAACTGGTGATCCGAACAAGGCAACAGCGCCTGTGGCGGCACCGACAGCGACTCCTACTCCAGTAGCAGAAACAGTAGCACCTGCGGCTCCAGCACCAACTGCTGAAGCGGTGGCACCTACTGCAAGTGCAACAGAAGAAAAACCAAGTAGTGAACGTGCTAATGATATTTTAGCAATGATTCGCAACCGTCAATCGTAAGGAGTAATTATGGCGAAACCATTCGACGTTAGTAAATTTCGTAAGAACCTCACCAAGTCTATTACAGGATTAGGTACAGGTTTTAACGATCCAACTGACTGGGTTTCAACCGGCAATTACGCACTTAATCATCTTATCTCAGGGGACTTCTATAAAGGAATTCCTCTAGGTAAGGTGACAGTGTTTGCAGGTGAATCCGGCGCAGGTAAATCATACTTTGCAAGTGGTAACATTGTAAAGGCGGCACAAGATCAAGGTATCTTTGTAGTTTTAATTGACTCAGAGAATGCACTTGATGAAAAGTGGCTACAAGCATTAGGTGTTAATACAGACGAAGGCAAACTGCTTAGACTGTCAATGTCAATGATTGATGATGTTGCTAAAACTATAAGTGAGTTTATGAAAGACTACAGAAACGATTATGATTCTGTAGATGTAGAAGACAGACCTAAAGTATTGTTTGTTGTTGACTCACTAGGTATGTTATTAACACCAACAGATGTTGACCAGTTTACTAAAGGTGACATGAAAGGTGACATGGGTAGAAAACCTAAGGCACTGACAGCACTTGTACGTAATACAGTTAACATGTTTGGTGCGTATAATGTAGGTATGGTATGTACTAACCATACGTATGCATCACAAGATATGTTTGATCCTGATGATAAAATCAGTGGAGGACAAGGATTTGTGTATGCATCTTCAATTGTTGTAGCAATGAAAAAACTAAAACTAAAAGAAGATGCTGATGGCAAAAAGGTAACAGATGTACGTGGTATTAGAGCCGCATGTAAGGTAATGAAAACACGTTACGCAAAACCTTTTGAAGGCGTACAGGTAAAGATCCCTTATGAAACAGGAATGGATCCTTACAGTGGATTAGTAGACTTGTTTGAAAAACAAGGACTTCTTACACAACAAGGTAACAGACTTAAATTCGTTAACAGTAAGAACGAGGAAATTTTACACTACCGTAAAGACTGGACTGGTGAAAAATTACAACTCGTGATGGATGACTTTTCTAAAATTAGACATAAGTACGAAGAAGCAGACACATCTATGGAAGATGAAGTTGTAGAATCAGAAAATGTTAAAATTGAGGAAAAAATAAGTGACGGAAATGAGTGAAGACCAACTGATTGATCTTTGGGATATCTTTTCGGAGTATGTCCCAAAGACTAACAAAGAACAATTAGCAATGCAATACGTTAAATGGTGTCAAGATAACGGTATCGACGAAGATACACTTTATGCCGTAGGTGCTGAAGATCCATACTTAGGAGAAGCAGTAAATGACTTACAAGGTGAAAAGTATAAGGACGAAGATAGCGATAATTGGGACGAAGACCCGTATAGCAGTGATGATGATGAGTGGAACTAAATGAATTGGTATTCTAGAATTACTCAAGATATTGCAAACATACCTCCGGCTATTCTGTGGTATGAAGGCGAACTTGAAGAAGCACGTAAGCAAACAAGATTATTTGGCAACTTAGAAAAGCAGGCCGCAAACCTACCAGGAGTTGTTGAAGAACGTTTTGGACAATTACAAGAGATTGAGGCAGTACTAGAATATTTAAATATAGAACTACGTAGAACTAGATCAAAGTTTTTTAAACAATATTTAGAAAACTATCAAAGAGCATTAAGCAGTCGTGACGTTGAAAAATACGTTGACGGTGAAGCAGATGTAGTTGACTTTGAAAAGATCATTAACGAGTTTGCTCTACTACGTAACAAGTGGTTAGGAGTAATGAAAGGTATTGACATGAAACAATGGCAAATTACTAATATTGTTAAACTACGTGTAGCAGGTATGGAAGACGCTTCCGTATAATATATCATTTTGGAAAACTTTTACTTAAAATAAGGTTGACTTTTATAGTATTATTTGCTATATTAGTTACATAAGCAACAGAAGAGTAATTAACTTTTGTTTATAGTGCAAGGAAGAGGCCTTTACCAGAAGGGTCTAACTTGACTGTCCAGGGGTGGTACCCAGGCTTGGTAGTAGAAATACGCTGAGTCACATCGCATTAACCCGCGGGGATAGGTTGTACGGTTTAGAAATGGTATTTCGGTCCGTACTTGTAGGTGTACCCAAGTCCTACCTATTTTGCTTATATTTTTAAAAGGCTCTTCGGAGTCTTTTTTTTTGACTTTCAAATAAAATTACACAATAATATACGCACATAAATAGTACTATGAAACAGAAAACGATAGTACTAGTAACAGGCGGCTTTGATCCTATACACAGTGGACATTTAGCATACTTAGAAGAAGCAAAGAAGTTAGGCGACGAACTTTGGGTAGGACTTAACTCAGATGATTGGCTAACACGCAAGAAAGGGCAACCTTTTATGCCACTTGAAGAACGTGTTGAAATTACAAAAAGATTTTATATGGTAGACGTTGTTATCGACTTTGACGACAGTGACGATAGTGCATGTGGAGCAATTTTCAAAACAAAAAACTTAAACGATTTAGGTGATAAAATTATATTCGCTAACGGCGGAGATCGAACATGGACAAACATTCCTGAAATGCTTACATATGGTGACGATCCTAATGTTGAGTTCAAGTTTGGTGTAGGTGGCGAAAATAAAAAGAATTCAAGTAGTTGGATTTTAGAAGAATGGAAACATCCTAAAGTTGAACGTACATGGGGTTGGTATAGAGATTTGTATACCATTGGCAAAGGTGTAAAAGTTAAAGAACTTGTTATTGCACCAGGACAAAAACTATCAATGCAGAAGCATTTTAAACGTTCAGAGATGTGGTATGTACTTAAAGGCTGTTGTAAAGTTAAAACAGAATTTAACGGCCATGTAAGTGATGTTACATTACCACACTTATCAAAAGGTTACGATATTGACAAGGAAGTTTGGCACCAAGGGTACAATCCTTTTCAAGAACCGTGTCATGTACTAGAAGTTCAACACGGAGAATTATGCGTTGAAGAAGACATTGAACGCAGAGAGGAATAATAATGAATACAGTATATATTGGATATGACAGCAGAGAAAAAATTGCTAGTGATGTTTGTGAACATAGTTTGCGTCACACTACAGAAGAACCTATTGATATAAAATATCTTAAATTACCTGAACTTAAACGCAGTGGTGCTTACACTAGAGAAACAGACGCATTAGGGTCTACTGAATTTACATTTAGCAGGTTTTTAATCCCACATCTACAAGGTTATAAAGGTTGGGCATTATTTTGTGATTGCGATTTTCTTTGGTTAGATGATGTAGATAAACTACTACAACAAAGAGATGACAAGTATGCTGTTATGTGTGTTCATCATGACTATACTCCTACAGATGGTTCTGATAAGATGGACGGTAAAACACAGCATTTATATCCACGCAAGAATTGGAGTTCAATGGTATTGTGGAACTGCGGACATCCAAGCAATCAACAAGTTATACCTAGTATGGTAAACAAAGAAACAGGAAAATTTATGCACCGTTTTAGTTGGTTAAAAGATGAAGAGATCGGCGAAGTTAGTCATGAATGGAATTGGTTAGAAGGTTGGTATAAAGAACCAAAAGATGGTAAACCAAAAGCAATTCATTTTACAGAAGGTGGACCTTGGTTTAAAGGAAAACAAGATGTAGACTATGCTAACTTATGGATTGAAACTGCAAACAAAACAGGTACAGAATGGTCTCCCTTGTAGGAATTAAAGGCTCAGTAAAATCATTACAAGTTTGTCTAACAAAAGGATTAGTACGTCACGGTGATAGTTTTCAAATAGTTGATAACATTGATGTACCGCACAACGCTGATGCTTACATACAAACAAATTTATTAAAACCAAAAATTGACAATGGCTGGCAAGGACCTATGTACCGTTTCATACGTGACAGTGGTAAACCATTTCTAGTTAATGAAAGTTCTTGTTTTAGAAGACATTTAGGTTGGACTAGGCTAGGTTGGACAAGTTATAAATGGACTGAAGGAAACTTTGGTAATGAAAATAGTCCACCAGATCGTTGGAATAAATTTCAAAAAGAAAGTGGTGTAAAATTAAAAGATTGGAAAAGTCGTGGTGATAAAATTATTATTATGGGACAAAAAGAAGGTGATAGTAGCCTTTTAAATTTGTACAAAGATTACAATAGTTTTTACGATTGGGTAGAACACATTATATTAGAGATTAAAAAGCATACAGATCGTCCAATACTTTTAAGACCTCATCCTAGAAATTTAAGTCGAGGAACGAAGATGTCGCTTAGACTTAAAAAAAGATATCCAGGATTAGATATAAGTGTAAGTGAAAATGTAGATTCATTGCATAGTTACTTGCCAGACGAGAATAACAACTGTACAGCAGACGGCCTATATCGAGACCTCGAAGATGCACATTGCGTAATTACATATAATAGTTTAAGTTCAATAGAATCAATATGTGAAGGTGTTCCAACTTTTGCATTTGAAGATGGTAGTATGATTTGGCCTATAAGACAACAAGGTTTAGAAAATATAGAAAATTTAAACTACGATATAGATAGAACACAATGGTGTAATGATATTGCATACACTCAATGGACACAAAGAGAACATGCAAAAGGCGAAAGTTGGGCACACCTAAAACCGTTAGTATTTGGAGATAACAATGCGTAAATTTGCTTGTATAACAACATTTAATAAAGACTACTACGACTCAATGGCAAACAAAATGGTAGAAACTTATCTACAGTTTTGGCCTAGTGATATTCCATTGTATTGCTACACTGAAGATATGAAACTACCTTTAAGTTCATCTAAACTTAAAGAACTAGATGTATACGAAGCATGTGGCGAACCTTTAAAAGAATATTTAGATTATATCGGAACACACTTTAGTAGAGGCTTTGCTTACAAAGCATTTAGTTGGGTACATGCTTGTAGAAATATTGATGCAGACACAATTATATACTTAGATGCAGACAGTGTTACTTACAGAGATATAACACAAGAGTGGTTAGAGCAACAGTGTCCTATAGATAGTATTGCGGCGTACATGGGTGTAACAATGAATAAAGGCAAGTATGCTGGTACTAATATACAACATGCTGATACAGGTATATATTGGTTTAACACAAAACACAACTATGCTGAAACGTTTGTAAACAGATATGAAGACATATATCTATCACGTAGTGTTAATGATAGAAGTAGATTTCCTAAACCAAATGATGCATATGTATTTGCTGATTGTGTAATTGATGCAATAAGCAACGGAGTAAAAGTAATTGACTTCCATCCACAACGTACTGCACATAGTCCACTTAAAGAAACTGTACTAGGCAAATATTTTAGACACTTTAAAGGTGCAAGAAAGAAAGATCCTAAGATGGACAAATATATTGAAAAAATTACTACAGGTGCAGAACGTAAAGATCTTGATAAGCAAGAAAAGAAAAATAAAAAACACGGCAAACTTAAAGAGTTAGAAAATAACTTTAGGACATGGAAGAAATGAAGTTTAGATTACCCTACAGTGAAAGACATCATTGCCAATCAGATGAAGATGGAATAATTTTACATTTAGTAAAAGCACTTAAGAAGCCAACTAGAAAATGTGTAGAAATTGGTTGGGGCAGTGATGTAAAAAGTCCAACTGGTATATCAATAAATTGCACACAAAATTTAGTACAAAATCACAAGTACAAGTGTACAGCATTTGATATGAAACGACAAATTAATTTACATAAAAATGTTATGTTTCATAAAGGGCGTATTACTCCAGATAAGTGTAAAAAAGTTATACAATTATTTGACAAAGATGTAGATGTTTTTAGTTTAGATATTGATAGTTACGATTACGAAGTTATGACTAATTTAATTAATTTAAACTTTCGTCCTAGTATTATTTGTGCAGAGATTAATAGAAAGTTTAGTTACGATGCTGTAGGATCATTTCCTTTTATTGAAGATTGTAATCAATATAGTAAAACAATATGGCATGGTGTAAGTTATAAAAAATACAGAAACTATTTTGAAAGTATAGGATATAAATTTTTTACTATTAGTAGTAATAGTGTAAACATATTTTTTTATGATCCTAATAGGATTAACGAAAGTTTACTTTCAACAGAACGTTTAGAAAAGAACAACAGTTATGCAGACTTGTTAGATGAATTTAAACAACGTATGTCAGAACATGAATATTGGAAAGATTATCAAAATGATATTTTTAAGTAAAAACGGCACAGACGAATACGTTAATATGTTTGCAGATGGGTGTAATGCTAAACCTACATCAGATAAAACATTTGATTATGATACAACTGCACCACAACCAATAGTGCTACGTGGTATACTAAAACATAAGATTATGAAAAAGTGTTGGGAAGATAAAAGAGATTTTTACTATATGGATAGTGGGTACTTAGGTAATTACAAATCTCCTATCAATCCTAATGGTTGGAAATGGTTTCATAGGATAGTAAAGAATGATCTACAACACAATACTATAATTGATAGACCTAGTGATAGATGGGAAAAATTACAATACAAAATTCCAAAATGGAAAAAAGACGGACGTAATATTCTTGTTGTTATGCCAAGTGAGAAACCTGCAAAATTTTATAATATTGATATGAACGAATGGCGTGAACAAACAATTAGTAAGATAAAAGAATACACTGATCGTCCTATAGTTGTACGTGAAAAAGCAAGTCGTCCAGAACGTATTGTTAAAACTATATATAACGAATTAGATAATGCACATGCTGTTGTTACCTTACAAAGTATTGCGGCAACTGAAGCAGTATTATACGGAGTACCTGCTTTTGGACTTGCACCCAATGCTAGTACCCCAGTAGCATCTAATGATATAACTAAAATTGAAACGCCATACTATCCAGATAGTGACTTAGTTCATAAATGGGCATGTCATCTAGCATACGGACAGTATCATATACAAGAACTATACGATGGAACAGCAAGGAGAGTATTGAATGAAAATTAAAGTCTACATGTTAACAGGACAAAACAACGGCGAAAAAGATGTATTACGTGCATACTATCGCGGCCTTGTTACACACTTTTCGCAAAGTGTAAAAGTAAAAGAAGAACTAACAGAATTCAATATGCAAAAGTATATTAAAGAAATACGTAAGATTGGTGTAGAGATTAGTTTAGATTATGGCGAAGTTGCAGACGAAACAGCAGACGTTGGTATTATATTTGGTAGTGCAAAAGAAAGAGAAAATTTACATCATCGTGTAAGAAACAGTGTAATCGAAAAATGTAAAAATTATATTGTACTTGAAACTCCTTTACTTGCTAGAAGTATTGTAAAGCAAAGTAATCACGATATGTATAGAATTGGACTTAATGGATTTTTAAGTGGTTCTGCAGAGTTTAATAACGACAATTCAAACAGTGACAGACTTAGTAAATTTGGAGACTTATACACTAGATGGAAAGGCTGGATTAATAACAAAGACGGTAATATTTTAATACTTACACAGTTACCTGGCGATGCTAGTCTACGTGGATCCGATCATGGCGAATGGTTATTAGACACAATAGAAGAACTTAGAAGTATTACAAAACGTGAAATAAGAATTAGATTTCATCCTGCAATGAGTGAAAAAGGACATGAAAACTTTTTTGGTGATATAGGAAAAATAGTATTTAAAAATTATTCTAACGTAGTATGGAGTGATGGAATTGCAAGAACATTACAAGAAGATTTAAAAGAAGCAAAAACTTGTATTACTTATAGTAGTGGTAGTGCTATTGATGCTATTGCATATGGTATTCCTACTATTGCAGTAGATGAAGGAAACTTTGCATATCATGTATCTAGCAAACAGTTAGAAGCAGTCGAAAACCCTGCACTTGCAAGTAGTGAAGAAATTCAACAATGGTTTAATGATCTTTCATATTGTCAATGGGACAGAGCAGAAATGGCACAAGGCAGAGCATGGACACACATATGGCCAAAAATTGTTGACCTTTGTGGTATGCCTGAGCCAACAGAATGAAAGTAGTAAGTTACCTAAAAGGTATACCTGGTAGTAATAAGAATCCAGAAAAGCCAGAAGTTCTTAAACGTTTTGTACAAGGTGTACAAGTACACGGTGATGTAGGTATAGCACACGACGGTCTTTACACACCTAGTGATGTTGCAGTATTACAAGGATATGTACACGAAGATAGTCCACATACTCCGCACTTACAATTACGCAAACAAGTGTTAGATGAACAAGCAAAACGTAATCGTAGAACTATTATTGTAGACAGTAATTTATTTTTATACTTAGATAAACAAAATACTAAACGTTATTTGCGTTACAGTATGGACGGTGTATTTCCTACCACAGGGAATTATTTTTCAGATAATCCTGATCCAAAACGTTGGCTTAAAGTTAGTCAAGACTTAGGTATACGTACAAGAGAATGGAGAACACAAGGCAATCATATTTTAATTTGTTTGCAACGTAATGGTGGATGGTCAATGAAGGGGTTAGATAACCAAGACTGGGCAAGAGATGTTATAACTCGTATTAGACAGTTTAGTGATCGTCCAATTATTATTAGAGGACATCCAGGTGATCGTAGAGCAGGAAAGTATTTAAATCCAAAAGAAAAAGCATATAAACTACACGGTCTTGATAACGTACATATAAGTGATCGTCTTAATAGAAGTTTACAAATGGACTTAAACAATGCTTGGTGTACAGTAGTTTATAATAGTTCTCCGGCAGTTGCAAGTGCGATAGAAGGAATACCTGTATTTGTAGATGATCCTATTGATTGCCAAGCACAAGATGTTTGTAATAGTGATATTGCAAATATTGAAATGCCAGACGTATTTGATAGAGAATTATGGTTACAAAAATTAAGTATGTGTCATTGGAACTTTGATGAACTAACATCGGGCGAAGCATGGGAACATATGAGAAAATATGTATAATGGATTCAACAGATTATAACATTGAAAAGTTTCATCGTGCTATGGTTGTAGAATCAAAGTATCCTGAACTACATTGGAAAGGTGATGCAAGATTAAGTAATTTAGATAATGCACTTGCACACATCAACACTAATGGACTTGTGTTAGAATTTGGAGTTAGTAGAGGAACTACAATAAATCATATTGCAAAAGCATTACCCGATCAAACTATATACGGCTTTGATAGTTTTGAAGGACTACCTGAAGAGTGGCAACTTAATAAAAAGAAAACAATCGAAGCAGGACACTTTGGTAGACCTGATGGAAAGAAGAAGTTTCCAAAAGTAAAAAAGAATGTTGAACTAATTCAAGGTTGGTTTGATACATCATTACCTGCTTTTATAGAATCAAATAACTTTGATAATATAAGTTTTTTACATGTAGACAGTGACTTATATAGTAGTGCTAAAACAATACTTGATTGCTTAAATTCAAAAATAAACAAAGGTACAGTAATAGTGTTTGATGAATTTTATCCATGGACAAATAAAAAATGGTTCACTACTTGGAAAGAGCATGAATACAAAGCACTAGGCCAATGGATTAAAAAATATAATAGATCGTTTGATATTTTATCTAGAAGCAATCACTGTCAAACTAGTATTATTATAACAAACTAGTTTCGAACAAAACACAATCCGTGAGTCTTAACAAAAGGTTTGTGTGCAAATTTTCCTGTAATATTTAATGTAGTAACTTCTCTAATCATTCTTGTCATGTTAGCATCATGACTAAATCCGTAACTTTTAAATACGTCTATCCAATATGATTCTGGTTTAATGTTAACGTGATGATGTCCATTCTTTTCACTAAATGTACAAACAACAAACTTACCACGCTGAAAGTCTTTCATATAGTTGTCTTGATACTTTTCCCAAACATGTTCTAAAAACTCTACTGACCATATTAAGTCTACATCAACATCTAATGAACTTGGACCTGTTTCGTAATCGTGTATTGTTATAAACTTAGATACTTTTTTAGAACGCTTAACTTCAAAGTCTCCGTCAATTCCGTATGCTTTTAAACCTTTGCTTCTAGCAAGTTCTACCATTCCCCCGGGTCCACAACCAATGTCTAACATTGATTTAACTTGTAAAATTTTTATACAATGATCTAATGATCCTTCATCTAAGTGTGTTCTATTTTTGTGTCCACCTAGGTGTTCGGGTAAACTCATTTTATAACTCCTTCTGCAAGTTTATCAACAATACTACTATCTAAAAATCGTACTGCTTGTTTGCGTTTGTTACGTTTACATTTTGTATCTATTTGCCATACATTATCTATTTCATCAACTGCTTCTGCTACACCTTTAATAATATAATCATCAAAAATAACAACTGGAGTTTCACTTAACATAGAATAATCATGCTTTACAATTTCGTAATTATGTCCACCATCAATAAAAGCAAAGTCATATTTTTGTGGTGTGTTTAAAATTTTAGTACTATCGCCTTTGTGTAATACATAATTAAATCTTGTAGGATATTTTTCACGTACTGATTGTAACTTCGCAGTAGCAATACTCAATCTACCAGTTCCTTTACCATTGTGTCCAATCTTATGTGTTTCGTCGTTTGCTTCTTCAAACAAATCGTAACCTGTGTAGTTAACATCTATGCCTAGTTCTAAAAGATATTCGCACATCTGTTTTGCACTCTTGCCATCATGTGTTCCTATTTCACATATCGATGCTGGCCTTACTACATCAAATATTCTATAAAAATTATCTATTAATGGGCTCTTCATTTCTACTCCTTGAATATTGCAAGTTTATGTTGCTTACCTACTTCTGGTAACTTAGGCAATTCTGCCGCACGTAAACCTGTTGAATCTAATACAGTATCCCAATCCATTAATGGAATATTTTCATTTTGTATTACTTCGTTTACTAATTTTTTAACATCGTCTTGATAGTAATCATCAAATACAAGTACTGTACTATCGCTTACCATATTGTAATCATGCTTAACTGTTTCGTATGAATGTCCGCCATCTATAAAGACAAAATCAAACTTTGTTTTTGTAAGTGTTTCATTTGTAAACCCTTGTACAAGATTATATTTAAATTTTGAATTACGACTGCGTACTTTATTAAATCCTTTTTCAGCAACCCATTGTCGGCCAGGTCCTTTACCATTAAATTCGTTACGTTGAAAATCTTCGTCGGTGTCTAAATCAAATATGTCATATCCTGTGTAACTTATATTGTTAGCATATTGTAAACAATACTTGCAAAACTCAGCACCAGTACGTCCGTCATGTGTACCTATTTCTCCTATAGTTACAGGCTTATACTTGTCAAATATTTGATAGAAAGCCTCTAAATAAGGTTGCTTCATCTTACGCTCTTCCAGTAATCTTCATGTCTTTGTATTTTTAAATCTTTGCGTTTACTCTGGCCCTGACGTTTGCGATCATCGCCTTTCATGTGATCAAAAAATTGTCCTAGTTCACTATTAATAAGTGGATGTCCTTCACCTTGTATTCCGCTTGATATATCTTTGTTTGTTACGTTATATGTAGTTTCATGCCAACGTCTAACTACATCATAAATGTAACTGTCGTGCCATTCTTTTTCTTTAAAGATACCATTTTCAGCATCGTCATACATACGTTGAAATTCATCTATAAACTTGTCACAGTGTTCATGATTTAAGTTTAGTGTGTACCAACCACATTCAGTGTACTTTGGACCTCTACCTAAAAAGCAAGTAAACACATGCTCAGGAACAAACTTTTCTAAGAAGTTTAAAGGCATTGGAGTATGTACATAACTGTCTGCATCCATCCATAATAGTACATCTACACCATCTTCTTTTGCTCGTCTTGCGGCATCACACACTGCATAGACTTTATTACAAAACTTAATAGCGTCCCACTTAAATGCTTTTTTAGCATCTAGTCTTTTACCATCTGGGCCTTGTCCTGTTGCTCTAGGGTCTCCAATATACTTCTTTTTAAATTCTACCATAGCAGGTAAAGTTTTCTCGTGATCTAATATATTAATAACTCTTTTTGTTTTACGGTTTATTGGTAAGCATCTTTCTGCATAGATGTACAAATCAATCTCTCGAGGCATTCGATCATCAAAACTATTGATCATTCGTTGACCATATAGTTGTAAACCTTTTTGATTAAAGGTTGTTAATACAGCAAATTTGCGTGACATATATAAACTCCATAAATAACATTATATGCGTATATTTAGTTTAATAGGATAAGTGACAAATGATCTTCGGAATGTTTAACGAGTTTGGTGCAATGAATTCAGGACCTGTGTTTGGTGCTTTCCAATCTAGTCTTGATAAAGCAGGTGTACCATGGACCAAGAATATTAATATGTGTAATGTTGCTGTTATATGGTCAGTGTTGTGGAATGGTCGTATGGCTAGAAACAAAGAAGTATGGGATCATTGTAAGGCAAATAATAAACCTATAATTGTACTAGAAGTTGGCGGACTTCAACGTAACCAAAGTTGGAAAGTTGCTATTGACGGTATTAATAGAGAAGCATACTTTGGTGAAGGATCTAAAAGTAGTGTTAACAATTGGTTGAGAAATGCTAGTAAGTTTAGACAAAAGAAGTTTGACTTAGACTTACAACCGTGGAGAGAAACAGCAAACAACAAATACATATTGATATGTACACAACATAACAAAAGTCATCAATGGCGATCTATGCCTCCAGTTGACCAGTGGCTAGAAGAACAGATCAAACAGATAAGAAAACATACTAGCAGAGATATAAAAATAAGACCACACCCTCGTAGTCCAATTGATCCTAGTACTATTCGACAACTTAACTTTAATTACAAAAATGTAGATTTACAATATCCAAAACGATATCAACAAACATATGATGAATTTGATTTTGATGCGGCTTTAGACGGTGCCCATTGTGTCATTAGTCATAGTAGCAATCCTGGACTTCAAGCAGTTGTAGCAGGTGTTCCTGTGTTTGTAGGAAAAGAAAGTTTAGCATATGATGTGTCAAATAAAGACTATAGTAGGATTGAAAATCTACATAAACCTGATCGATTAATTTGGTTTAATAACTTACTTTACACTGAATATTTTATTGATGAAATAGCAGACGGCTTGCCATTGGTAAGATTACTTCCTAGATTAGAGAAATTAGTTCTTGCTCAAAACACATAATCGTGTTATAATACTTACATAACTTAAGGATTAGAATGAATATGGGTGAATCTTTACCAGCCACCGATCAGAATATCGAAGAATGTATCATGTATCTTTCTGGAGAAGGTAATTACATTTTTGGAGACGAAGTATCTATTGATCAATATGACTATGCTATTGTAAAAAGTTTAGGTAAGCAATTAAGTTCAAATAGTCCATTTACACAAAAGCAAAGTTATATTGGATTACGTATTGTTAAAAAATACAGTTCGTTATTAGCACGTACTGGTTTTGATCCAGAAACAATACTTGATAAGCAAACATTCAAATGGCCTTTTAGAACTATTGATAGAACTAAAAGTTTATATATTGACGGAGAACAAATTGTACTAAAGAGCCCGTTTATTGCTGACATCGTAAACAAAGTTAAAAAAAGAAAAACGCCTAGTTACTATAAAGGAATATATCAAGCAGAATCTAAAGAATGGGCATTTGATTACAATGAGCCTAATGTTGAATTTATGGTTAATCTAATTAAAGGAATGAACTTTAATATAGATCAAAAAATAAAAGATGATTACGAAAGTATTATTGAACTTAAAAAGAATGCATTAGATCATTATCCTATGTTAACTAAAGAAACAAATGGATATGTTTATAACAGTAATGTAATTGAAGTAAACGACCCAAGACGTGCAGTAATGCAATCGAAGTTATTAGGATGTAATGTGTTTGATGATAGTGTTGTTGACAGCATGAAACCAAAAAAACCTTTGGATAAAATGTTATTAGGGGACAGTCAAAAATGGTTTATTAATTCAAACTTAATACCCTATTTGGATATATTTTCATTGCTTAATACCGTAGATCAGTGTATAATTATGTGTAGTAGTAATAGTATAGAACAGTTACAAACTGTTGTAGACAACTTATTTGATAATGGTTATACAGGCGATGACGTTTGTGTTATGTTTAGGTTTACTAAAAATAAGGATTATTTTGAAGGTAATAAATTTATTAAGAACAAGGGTGTAAACTCTTTTGCTCCTAATAAGAAAATTTTTATTATTAACGAAAAGATTCCTAAGCCGTTGTTAAGTAATGATATTGATCCGCAACTAGTTTTTAGTTTGCTTCCTACACAACCTAGCCATTATAAAACACAGGCTTGGTTAGAAAGCAAACCTAACGTTATATATTATACTAGTTCCAAACCAAGTGGAGTAGACAACTGTGCCGACATGTAAATTAATAATTAAAGACGAAGTAAACGTTAAGTTTGAAGGACTTGATTTAGAAATGCGTAAGGCATTAACTAACAAGTTCAAGTATGACATTCCGTATGCTCGTTATCTACCAGCATATAAATTAGGACGCTGGGATGGCAAAGTTAGTTTCTTTGGACTAGGTGGAACTACATATGTTAGTATGCTTGAAGATGCATTACCTTTATTAGAACAAAAAGGTTGGTATGTTGAAGTTGAAGATCAGCGAGACCCTACACAATTAAACTTTACAAACATCACAGAAGACTATTGGAAAGATCAAGGTGCAGTATGGCCAGAAGGACATGTAGCAGAAGGACAACCAATTGTACTACGTGATTATCAAGTAGAGGTTATCAACAACTTTATTAGCAATCCACAGAGTTTACAGGAAGTTGCAACAGGCGCAGGTAAAACTATTATCACTGCAACATTAAGTAAAATGTGTGAGCCGTATGGTAACAGTATTATTATTGTTCCTAATAAGTCACTTGTAACACAAACAGAAGAAGATTATATTAACTGTGGATTAGATGTAGGTGTATATTTTGGTGATAGAAAAGAACTAGGACATAAGCATACTATTATTACATGGCAGAGTCTTAATGTATTAGATAAGAAGTCAAAGAACCATGAAGCAAAACTTACACTAACAGAATTTTTAGAAGATGTAAGATGTGTTATTGTTGACGAAGTACACCAAGCAAAAGCAGATGTTCTTAAGAATTTGCTTACACAAAATTTTGCACATGTTCCTATACGTTGGGGACTAACAGGTACAATACCAAAAGAGCAGTTTGAGTTTCAAGGTATTAAAGCAGGACTAGGCGAAGTTATTAATCATATATCAGCACACGACTTGCAACAAAAAGGTGTACTAGCAGAGTGTCATGTGAATGTTGTACAAACAGACGACACACAGGTATTTGGTAACTATCAAGAAGAATTAAAATATTTGGTTACTAGTGAGCATCGAATTGATTGGATGGCAAAACTATTAAACAAAGTAAAAGACTCCGGCAATACATTAATTTTAGTTGACCGTATTTCAGCAGGTAAAATGCTAGAAGAAAGACTAGAAGGTTCCGTGTTTGTATCAGGAGAAACTAAAGGAGCCGACAGAAAGGAACATTATGATTCCATTAAAGATAGTACCAATAAAATTATTATTGCTACTTATGGAGTTGCCGCGGTTGGTATTAATATCCCTCGCATTTTTAACTTGGTTCTTATTGAGCCTGGTAAGTCTTTTGTTCGCGTCATTCAGTCTATTGGCAGAGGCGTTAGAAAGGCAGAAGACAAAGATTTCGTGCAAATTTGGGATATAACAAGCAGATGTAAATTTGCGAAGAGACACCTAACACAAAGAAAAAAATATTATAAAGAAGCAAACTATCCTTTCACTATTGAAAAGATAGCCATTGACTAGGAGAACAAATGCAAATATTAACATTAGATAACGAATACTTTGATCTAAACACTTTGCCTAAAGAAATAGACAAAGACATTAGATACAGTGTATTAGACAATTCAGATCCTAAAGATCCGGATTACTTTTTTGTACCTTTAATTTATTTAGAAAGTTTTAGTTCACCGGCTGTAGTGTTGCAGATAGGAGAACATCAAGTACAGATGCCACTAGAATGGAGTATGGTGGTAGGTAACTCAGAAGTGGGTGACTTAGAAGTACTTCCGTTAACAAGTTTAAATGATAGAGGGTTTGAAGCGTTTTGCTTTAACCCACTAACAAGTAACCGTCCTAATTTTCTTCCAGTAGACGTTATTAACGTTTATCAAGATGTAAAGTTTTATTTTCCAAAACTTAAAAATGGACAGTTATTAACAACACCAATACAAAAAAAGAAAGATCCAAACTGTGCTTTTTTTGTAAAGGAAGTAAGTAGACAAAGTGAACTAATTGATTTTAGTTTAGTCTGGTAATAAGGAGAAAGGACGATATGACAATGAAAGCAGGAAAAATTTGGGGTCAAACAGAATTGATTCACGCAAACGGTGTACTAGAGTTTCATCGTATTGAATACAAAGCAGGATACAAATGTTCAGAACATGAGCACCGTTACAAGTGGAATGGCTTCTATGTAGAGTCAGGAAAGATGATTGTACGTGTATGGCAAGATGCCGATCAAGAAGGACTAGTTGACGAAACTATTCTTGAAGCAGGACAATTTACACAAGTGAAGCCAGGCAAGATACATCAGTTTGAAGGCTTAGAAGATGGTGTTGCATTTGAATTGTATTGGGCAGAGTTTAATCACGATGACATTGTAAGACGAACAGTAGGTACACAAATTAAGTAATGTTAAACTTTAAAACCAACAATGATACTGAAATCACTTTTTGGAGTGTAGTTGACGGAGTAGAAAAGATAGTACCTATTAAACGTGCTAACGAATACTTGCCTAGTTGGTTTAAGAAGATGCCACAATTTAGCGGAGTTGGTGATCCTCGTGTAGAAGACCAAGGAACATTTAAAAGATGTCCTGCTATAGTTGACATGTTTGCTAATGCGTTTGTTGTACCTTTGTGGTGTGACTTAGAAGTTGAAATACAAGAACAAGGTTTTAGATATAAAGCAAGTAACCCAGAATTTATATTTGAAGGACATCATAAGAATCAGTTTTTAGAACATGCAAACACAGACTATAAGTTTATATTAAAGGCAGTTTGTCCATGGAAAGTAAAGACACCTCCGGGATATAATGTACTTCAACTACCAATGTTTTATCACTACGATCAGCCGTTTGATGTATTGCCTGGAGCAATATACAGTGACATACATCATGCAATGAATCAACAAATGGCTATGAAAGGTTATGGTAGATACACACTAGAAAGAGGAACACCGTTGTGTATGTACATGCCTGTTAAAAGAGATGACTGGAAACTTAACGTAAGTGAAAATACAGATGAACTAAAAGAAGTTTATAAAATGAATGAACTTAATATAAAAAGTAAATTTGTAAATGCTTATAGAGATATGAAGAAGAGACTATTAAAGGATTAGATGGTAAAGATATACGAATCACCGGACGGAGGCAAAACTGTGTACGAACGAGATACAGATTCAGGTGAGCGTATTTGTATAGAAGAACCAAAATATCCTGATTGGTATATACACTGGCACGACTTTGAATTGATACAATCAATGGCTGAAGAAGGAAATAAAACCTTGCAAAATTTATTAAAAGAAGTTAAACTAGTATACAACATAAGCATAGAGGAAGATTAATGGCACAGAAGAAAAAGTTTTTAGATTTAAAAGCAATGTTAGGTGCAGTTGACCGTCGTGACAAAGATTGGTATAACAGACTCAGCGATGACGATAAAAAGTTATTTGCTCCGTTTATTGCTATGCGTTATGTAAGTAGTGTTAAAGGTGATACATTTTTTCAAGAACACTATTTAGAAATGTGTAATGAATTTGTTAATAAACATCATTGGTCATTAAGTAAGAATCATAAAGGCTTGTTATGGAAACTAATGGCAATGTGCGGAGCATATGAAAACTTCTTTCATACATATCAAGCGGCTCCTAAGAAACAAGCAAAGAACAAATTTACACAAACGTTGTTAGATAAAAATCCAAATATGAAGTTAGATGATGCAGAATTATTATCAAGTATTATGTCAAAGAAAGAACAAAGCCAATACATTAAAGACCATGATCCAAATGCAAAATAAAGAATTCAAATGTGTACACTGCGGTAAGAGTTTTCAAAAAGAAAAAACTCTAATGGCGCATATGTGTGAGCCTAAACGTCGATACTTACAAAAAGACGAGAAGCGTGTACAAGTAGGATTCTTAGCATTTAATAAGTTTTATGTATTAGTACAACGAAGTAAAGAGAAAACATATGCAGAGTTTTGTAAGAGTAGTTACTACAATGCATTTGTAAAGTTTGGTAGTTTTGCTACAAACATTAATCCGTTGTATCCAGAAAAGTTTATTGACTTTGTTATCAAATCAAATGTAAAATTAGATCATTGGTGTCGTGATGAACTGTATGATAAGTACATGTTTGAAATGATTAAAATAGAGCCAACTGAATCTGCACTGGAACGTAGTGTAAAAACAATGATGGAATGGGCAGACAAACAAGACGCACAGTACAACGACTACTTTAGATATTGTGGGATTAATCGTGCTGTAAATGATATTAGAAATGGACTGATTAGTCCTTGGATCTTACTGAATTCAAAAACAGGACAAGCAATGTTGCAAAACTTTAATGACGAACAACTAGCAATAGTTGAGCCAGCATTAGATGTTCCTTTTTGGACAAGACAGTTTAAAGCAAAACCTGTCGATGTAGAATTAACCAAAGAAATTATTAAGGAGGCTCAAATTGACTGATTCATATGATTTTGAAAAAGGCGAATATACAATAGTAAGTAATATGCGTAACGGAGAACCAATCGACCGCATATACGGGGGCGACCATTTAAGACTACGTCTAATTCAAAAAGACGGTACAGAATACAAAGGTAGAATCAGCAAGAAGTCTATACTTGTTGAAGGCCAAAACGGTAATTTTAAATCACACATTTATGTCACAGATGACAAAAGAACATTTGACAGAAGTGGGTTTCCAGTATATAATATAGATATTATTGAGGAAGATGTAACAGAGGAGGATACTGATGCTACACAAGATCAGTCAACTGTGTGATAAAGTAAACGTAATGTACACCAAATCTATGAACTTACGTAGACTTAAATATGATATTCCAAAAGGGAATAGAACCAACGAGCAAGATCATCAAATAGATGAACTTGTGCAAGATATCCAAGCACTAGCAAGAGATATCGCAAATGATAGACAAATGTATGAAAAAACAAAGTAACAAATATTCGGATCATTCACAATATGATCCGGAAATACACACTAAAACAAAAGGCGGATTAGGATTTGGTATGAAAAAAGGTATTGAAACTTCAGACTGGGAAAACAGTGGCGGCCAACTTGCGGCAGTGTTTGGTTGGGATTTACCCCCACACTTACAAAAACTAAAAGACGAATATGAAGCAAAGAGTAAAAAATAATGCCTGATATTGATTTAGATTTTTTTGATCGTGATAATGTGCTAACAAAGTTTAAGCATATTAAAGGATCACGAAATGAAAAAGATCAATTAAAGAAACATAATACAGGTGTATACTTTCACAATGCTCCACTTGATCCGTTTACTGGACGCTGTACTTTAGATCATAAAGTTGCAGATGAACGAGGTTACTTTAAAATTGATATGCTTAATGTTCACATATATGAGCATGTCAAGAACGAAGAACATTTACAAAGACTTATGGGAAAGGAACCATTATGGGAACTATTGGAACACGAAGACTTCAGCGAAAGAGTCTTTCATCTAAACGGGCACAACGATCTATTGAAAGTATTGAAGCCCAACTCGGTAGAAAAATTAGCGGCGACACTAGCGATAATTCGTCCAGCGAAAAGACATCTAGCGAACAAGGACTGGCAAACAATAATGAACGAGGTGTGGACAAAACCAACAGGTGATGAATACTATTTTAAGAAAGCACACGCAGTTGCTTATGCACATGCGATTGTGGTACATATGAATTTAATCTGCGAAGAACTATATGAATAATGAAGAACAGTTTGTTTTTAATAATGATACATTCGAAGAACAAGAAATTGCACAAGTAAGTGCATTACTAGAGAACGAAGCAGTAATACGACAGCATAGGGAAAAACTAGCCAAACAAAAACTAAAACCAAGTTTAGAAGAATGTGTTGAATGTGGTAACGAAATACCTAAAGCAAGACAACAAATAGTGCCTGGGGTAGAACTTTGTATAGATTGTGCTAGTGTAAAAGAAAGAAGGTTCTAATGCATTATGAGTTTGAAGATTACAGACAAAAAAATATTAAAGATCCAGGCCCGTGGCTAACATGGACTGTACCTAGTGAACTTGCTGTCAAGTATCTGTTTAGGCTTTTGTTGTGGATGTTTTTAATTCCATGGTTATTATTCGGAGGGACGTTAGTACCTATAGGAATATTGTTGCAGTTTCTAGTCGTTGATTACTTTGCTTGGCTAAGGTACAAAAGTACGAATACTATTTGATCTTTCTTACTAACTGAATACTCTTTCTTTTAATTCTTTTTTCAGTTATATCATTTAACCTAACCATAGGTCCGAATAATAATTCTACATCTTTTGTCGCAAACGTCTTAATAAGATTTCTGAACGGTGCCATATCTTGTTTCATAAAGATGTTAATTGGTATTTTTCTATTAGACTCCCACCACCAACTATCGCCACATTCTAATAGACGTAGTTTTTGTGCATCGCTGTTACATGTAGAATAATCATATATACTTGTAACACTTGAATCTTGGTTAATGATTATACCAACGTATTCATTATCACCGTGTTTTAAACAACTTAAAAACGGAAACTTTTCTTGTAAATCTTCTTGTACTGTTGTCATGTCTTTCCAATAAATAGTATTATAGGATGAACTCAATATGCATAAGTTACCCATATATATTTATGAAACCGGATTTACCTTGTTCAGTGATTTGGACGGGACCGTAAAACAAGGATATACGCCAATGTACCAGAAAGATATTCAGGTAGTTAAGGGTGTTACGAACACCATTAAATTTACCGTTAAAAACCAAGACCAGAAACCGTTAGACATGAACGGCGAAACACTAACATTTAATTTAGTGAACAACGAAACCGGTGCTGTACACCTACAAAAAGCATGTACAACACTTGATGACGGCAGTACAACATCTACAAAGGGTATTGCTACAATCACGCTTACAGAGAGCGATACGGCGTCTTTAGTAAGCAAGTTTTATAAGTTTAGTGTTACTAGAACAATTGGCGGTTCAGGTAATCATGCAACTTATGCAAACACACACTATGGCGTTGCTGGTACTTTAGAAATTGTTGATCATGTATATCCTGCATTTACAAACAGTGTTGAATTACCAAATACAGAGTTTCTTCGTCCTACTACATCACATTTTTATACATATGGCGGACAGATTACAGAATACTTTAGTAGTATTGTAGATGCACAAGCAGAGTACAAACGCAACAATGCTATACATACGTTTACACACTATAGTAATGCGTACACAGGCGATGTTACAATACAAGGTACATTAGATAGCCAAGTTACTGCTGATACTAGTTGGGTAGATTTGACTACTGTTAGTTTAACAAACCAAGACACAATTGGTTATGCTAATGTTACAGGAGTATACAACTACTTCAAAGTAAAACATTTACCTGCCATTTCGAACACCGGAACACTTGACAAAGTACTAGTTAGAAGTTAAACTAGTAATATGAATTCGATACAATCTAGCATTACGACTACCTTGCCTGCAAAAAGAAAGCAAACCCCTAGTGGGTGGATTTCTTTTGATGCTCCATGCTGTGTTCATAACGGCGAAAGCACAGACAAACGTAAGCGTGGTGGAATAATGTTCAATGGTGACGGTACAGTGAGTTATCACTGTTTTAACTGTGGCTATACAGCATCATTCATTCCCGGTAGAAACTTATCTTACAAGATGAAGAAACTACTTGGATGGTTCGGAATGCCAAACTCAGAGATAACCAAAATTGCTTTGGAGGCACTACGTATAAAAGAGGAGCACGTCATAGACGGTGGAACACCTACTATACAGTTGCCTGTATTTGAAAAGAAAGAACTGCCAGTTGGTGCTAAACCTATAATGGAGTGGCATGATTGGAAAGCACTCGAACCAAGTGGATTAGATCCGGAGTTCATTAGAGCCGTCGAATATATAGTTAACGATCGTGGCCTTGATATTGAGGACTACGACTTTATGTGGACCTGCGAAGGATCATACAAGTCAAGGCTGATAGTTCCATTTTATTATCAAGGGGACATAGTCGGTTACACTGCTCGTAAACTAGGCGACGGCTCACCTAAGTATATTACAGATAGTCAACCAGGCTATGTGTTTAACTTAGATGGTCAAGGATATGATAGACAGTTTGTAATTGTAGTAGAAGGTCCGTTTGATGCTATTAGTGTAGGCGGTGTAGCAGTACTACGTAATGAAGTAAACGATCAACAGAGTATGCTTATTAACAGTCTACAACGTGAAGTTATAGTTGTTCCTGACAAGGATCAAAGTGGAGAGCAACTAGTAACCGATGCAGTTAAATATGGATGGAGCGTTTCGTTTCCTGAATGGCCCGACAACGATATTAAAGATGTCGCAGAAGCAGTTGAACGATACGGTAAGATATACACAATGCAAAAAATAGTATCATCTAAAGTAACAGGCTTGAAGATTCAACTATTGGCGAAAACTTACTTTGCAGAATAAACAAAAAGGTAGTATAATATAACTATGCAAGATTTTAATCAAGAAATACAGAAGTTGTTTTTAGAAATGTTTCTTTCAGATGCAGAAGCATTTGTTAGATGTCAAGGTATTTTTGAAAGTGAAAACTTTGATCAACAACTACGTGATGGTGCAGAATTTATTAGCAAGTATGTTGATGAATACAAAGTTATGCCTGAACTTGAGATTGTTAACACTAGTTGTGGTACAAAATTAAAAGATGCAAGTAGTATAGGACAAGAACACACAGACTGGTTGTTGGATACATTTGAACAGTTTAGTAGACACAAAGCACTAGAACGTGCAATTCTTAAGAGTGCTGACTTACTTGAAAAAGGTGAGTATGGTCCGGTTGAAGGACTAGTAAAAGAAGCAATACAAATTGGTCTTGCAAAAGATATGGGTACAGATTACTTTTTTGATCCTAAAGGTAGACTAGAAGGACTAAAGGACAACAACGGACAAGTAAGCACAGGTTGGCCAAGCATTGATAGAAAACTGTTTGGTGGATTCAACAGAGGTGAACTTAATATATGGGCAGGTGGATCAGGTGCAGGTAAGAGTTTGTTCTTACAGAATATGGCTGTAAACTTTGCACTAGAAGGCATGAACGTGTTGTATATTAGTTTAGAACTTTCAGAAGCACTAACGGCAATGCGTATTGATAGTATGCTTACAGGAGTTGCTACTAGAGATGTGTTTAAGAATCTTGATGACATAGAAATGAAAGTCAAGATGATGGGCAAGAAGTCAGGTAAGATACAAATCAAATACATGCCAAGTGGTAAGAATGCAAATGACATAAGAAGTTATGTTAAAGAATGGTCAATTAAAAACAAGTGCCAACCAGATGTATTATTGATTGACTATTTAGATTTGCTGATGCCGTTGAGCATTAAAGTATCGCCAAGTGATTTGTTTGTTAAAGACAAATACGTAAGTGAAGAACTACGTAACTTGGCAATGGAAATGCAGTGTGTGTTTGTTACTGCATCGCAGTTAAACAGAGCGGCAGTAGAAGAAATAGAATTTGATCACTCGCACATTAGTGGAGGGTTGAGTAAGATACAAACTGCTGATAACGTGATAGGTATCTTTACAAGTAGAGCAATGAAAGAACGTGGAAGATATCAAATACAGTTTATGAAAACTAGATCATCTAGTGGTGTAGGACAAAAAGTAGATTTAGAATTTGATGTAGATAGTTTGCGTATTAGAGATCTTGCAGAAGATGAACAACAATCATATCAAAGCACAGGCAGTTCAATTGTAAGCGGTATAAAGAAACAATCAACTGTAACAGAATCAAGTCATAATGCAGGACAAGAAACTGCACTACGTGAGCCAGGAGATGGCGATACTATAGGTAAGATAAGCGGTAAAGCACAGAGCAGTAAACTACGTGAAATGCTTCAAAATATAAACGTTGATTCAGATTAAAATAAGTTTTTTACACTCTCACTGATACTTTCTGATGTAGCACTTTGCCACAGAGTTGGTATAGGAATTTCTAATAGATTGATTGGACAAGTTGTATACAACCATTTGTGTTGTGGCGTCCATGGAGGTTCTCCTCCCATTTCACCTTCCAGTTGTCCTGCTTGCCAAGTGCTAACACCAACACACAATCTCCAATTGCTTGGTCCGCGGTTCTCGCCTATTTCACGTAGCATTGCTTCACTGCTAGTAACACACAAACCCGGAGTTACACTAAACGTATCACCAACAGTGCAGTCTGGTGTATGAATAAAATGCAGGCCTTCTTGTGCTACTGGTCCACCTTGAAACACATGTTCGTTGGCATATATTCCGCAATCAATACCTTGCGAAACTGTTTTTAGATCTAAACTAGGATGTGGTTTGTTGACTACTAATCCCCAAGCACCTTTGGCATGATGTTCACAAACAAGTATAACACTTTCATTAAAGAAAGGACTATTTGTGGTTGGTTGAGATATTAGAACTTTACCCTGCAAACTGTTAGGTCCGGAATACACGTTAGAGTCCTACCTTAGTTTTTTTAACTGCTGGGTTGTAGTTTTAATTTTTCCATCAGCCGCCCGTTGATATGCTTTACTGTTTTCACGTTCAGCAGGTTTAGTGATTGTTGCAGAATCTACTCTAGGCCTTTGACCTGTAAATTCGCCTTGCTTGATCATACCTTGTTTATCTACTTCTTTTTGTGCCATAGAGTATCTCCTTGTTAAACGTATTTACCACAGTTCTAAACACTGCGGCGGTGCATAACTTGGTGTATTCCCACCAGTCCCAACGACTACGCATGTACTTGTTGGGTGGAATTCCCAATGCTGATCTGTGTATGTCTATAATAAAAACCAATCTGTTTGTGGTAGCATTTGACCATGCAATGTGTACACCTGAGTTGTCAAAACCAAACACACCATCTCTCCAACCTATGCGTTGACCCATTACCCAAAGACCCATATCACCTTCAGGTATCATCAAAGGTATATGACATCTTATGTATTTGCAGTAACGGTTTTCTTCATCTCCGTTGTGCAGTGGAATCTTTGCACCTGGTTTGAGCAAACTATAACTTGCTACATTTACATCATCGCCAAACATCTTTACTAGTTTGTGTGCTGTGGGATAGTTGTTTTTGATCACACGTTCTTTGTCTGCCCACTGCTTTTGATAGAGTACGCCCAAAGGCACCCACCCGTTGATGTCATGCCAATACTTTTCTTCATCGCCCTTGCTCTGCTGTTCTTGTTGTTCTAGTACTTCAGGATGAACTCGTAAAAAGTCTGCCATCAATTGAGGTGCTAGATCTGTGAACTGCTGTGCAAAAGGTATTTCGTGATGTCGCCATATGTACTTACGCATATGTGTATTTAACGAGTGTACACACAGGGGCTCATCGTTTGAACAAGCCCCTGAGAGTGGTTATATAGTTCGTTTGGATACAGTTATATGATTGAGCACAAGACCTGTGTTGGCTCCGTGCTTGACAGTGTATCCACTAGTACCACCTGCATTAGTGTCAACGCTTAGTCGACTACGTGCAAGTATGGCATTCTTACGTGCTTTCACACGAGCCTCTCTGTACTGTTTGTGTAGATGATCGAATCTGTTCATTTCACCCTCCTCTTCTTAAAGTTAGGTGCGTTCCTTCGCATTATGCTACTTCCGGACTATTGTCTGAACGTATGTATATTTAGTGTGTGGCGAGGTGGTTCTAGGCCAACTCAAAGCGAAGCGTTTGCGGAAATTTTTTTACTAGAGCGAAGCGACAAGCGGTAGCATTTTTATCTACCTAGACTGTGGTCTTTCTCTCCGTCCACGTTAGTACACACTGTTCCCCACCGTAGTAAAAACTGTGTGAGCAATCGTCCTCTGGGCACCCAAAAGCGTGTTCTTGCTAGGTGTATTTCATAGTCTAGATCATTGCTAGAGCACCATGCAACCACTTCTTTGAATTCTTGTTGCTGTGTGTACACACAAAATTGATAGCGTTTTTTTAAAAAAATTGTACAGTTCCTTTTGACCACCCCTGGTTACTTTTTGGAGTGTAACTGTATTTAATGACCCAGTATTTATCCTACGTGCTTTTGACTGTGCTTATAAGCAGTTGTTTTTGGATGTTTGTTGTTTAAATGGCTCTTAAACGTGTTCTAGCGAGCATCGTACGTATTTGTACTCGCTACAGTATTAGTTAGCGTGTATGACGCTTATACAGCGTTATAGACACCTATTTTCTACAGTTTATTCTGATGGTAACTGTGCTAGTAGTGTTACAGCCTTGGCTTTGGTAATACATGAATAGTAGCGTGTTTGATCTACATCAAGTATGTGTAGACTTAGATCTATATAACATTCATCTATGCTTGAATACTCGCTTTGTATAGTGCGAAAACAGTTGGGTGAGTTCATAGGACACAGTGTTACAAATAGTACGATTATTGCTTCCATACACATATTTAAATGTGTGCATAAGAGGGGTGTTAGTTTTTGGACTTACAACTTTGAGGAGCAAATACACAACCT